CAGCTATGAATTTTATGTTCGATAACACTCCATTCAATCAAGACATAGGTTCGTGGGATGTTAGTAGTGTTACAGATATGAAAAATGTTTTTAGAAACACTCCATTTAATCAAGACATAGGTTCGTGGGATGTTAGTAGTGTTACAGATATGAATTTTATGTTCTTTAACACTCCATTATCAACTATAAACTACGATTCTTTACTCGTAGGATGGGAATCACTTATGGTTCAAAATAACGTAATATTTGATGCTAATATAGCCAACTACACATTAGGCAGCGCAGCAGAAACAGCCAGAGCAGCATTAATAGCAGACCACAACTGGACAATCACAGACGGAGGCGGTATCTAACTACAATATATAATCTATATTAAACTTTTTAGTCACTTCTGATTAGAATTCTAAATGCACTTTCACAATAGAATATTATTAATTAATAATACAATGGAAATTAAACCTAACGAAAAATTTCAATGGATAAAGGGTGATAACATCGGAGATGTAGAAATAGTTGAAAGAGTAGCCGGTAACAAAGTAAACTTTGAAAGCGGTAGACGTTTAATGAAAACTGTTTTTGCTGAATTTGTTAAACCTATTAAATCACAAGAAGATCTAATGGTCATTCAAAAAGGGGATGCTCAGAGTCAGCAAAATAATAATGCTGTAAAAGATCTTCCTGCAAGTTCACCCGTACCTCAAAATACAGTTGAAACACAAGCAGATCCAGATAACCTTACAATTTCAAACTCAAAAATATTAGATGCAGTTAAAGCATCAAAGAAAAATAAAGTTTTAAATTTAAAAACTAAAGTTAAATATTTAGATGATTCTCTTTATGAATTTTTAAGATCAGCTCATCCTGATTTTGATAAGGTTTATAAAAAAATGTTAGTTGAACAAGCTAATGAAGAACTATCTAAACAAATAGACGAATTTTTAGAAACAGTACATAATAAATCATAACTATGCAAAAACAAGAAAATAAAAACTTTAAATCTGAGTTAGACTCAGCACAATTACAAGAATTGACAGCAAATGTTTCCGAAGGAGCTAAAACGATTGACAAGAATCTTGAGGTAACTGAAAACAGAGATGCTGAAGAACATCAGAATAAACATTACAGTCGTAGACAAAGACGTCCTATCCAAAAGATGATGGAGAGACAGCAAAAGAAAATGTATAAGTCAACTAACCTCGACTTCAAAGGATTTGCACAAAGAGTAAGACAGAATCAAAAGAATGGCAAGACTCTTCATGACAGATACATGCAGAACATGGCAGTTAAAGAAGAGAATTGGTTCATGGATAAAGAAAAAGAAGTTCGTGCCTCATTAGAAGCAAGAGGTCTAACAAAAGCAGAGATTGATTTGCATATTGAAGAATGGTATGACTCAGTGAAGATATGGAGCGAAGGAGTACAATAAATCTAGAAATAGCAGATAACGGAATCATTAAAAACATTCAAGATTCTGATGTAAACGGAACGGGTACTGACTATGAAAGTAGTACCCTTTACGAATTAGATTTAGATAAAGAATTAGCAAAACTGAAAACCATTCAGTTTTTAAATGATTTGATAGACGATTTAAATTTAGAAGTTGGATCGACCTCTGATAAAGATGTAGTTACTATCAGTTTAAGAAAAGGAGAAGATTATTTATATTCAACTCAAGAGTTAGAAGAACAAATTGAAAAAACAGAAATTCATCTTGAGAATTTAAAAGAGTTAAGATATTCTGAGTAATTATTTTATAAATTGTATGAAAGCAGTCGAAAGGCTGCTTTTTTTTGGTCCATGCTGAGCGATCTAATATATAAACTATAAATCAAACATAAACCTCATGCTTAACTTTTATCTTTTATACACAGAATCAGATTATAGAATGCTTAATCTACAAAATATTATCGAGTACAATCATGTCCTTGATTACAATATAGTTAAGAATAAACTTACAAAAGTTGATTATCTGAAAAAGACCCCATCTGATTCAGTAGTTTCATTTTATATGTTCAAAAAGTTGAGTGGTATGATTAAAGAGAATGAGGATTCTTCTATTCTTTATATTTTAAAATCTCTTACTCCAGAAGTATTAGATAATATTACAAGCGTGGTTGAAGATTTATGTAAGCATTACTCAAAAGAAGCACATTTTGAAGTTTTAATTAATTCTAAAGTAGAAATTCAAGAAAAGATATCTGAAAACTATAAAATTATTAATGTAAATGATTAATCAGAAAAGACTATTTAATGTCAATGACCAGATTTTTTCACTTTTAACTTCATCATCCAATCCAAATATTTTAATTCCAGTCAGAGGAGTTGTTCAAGAAATTAAGCATGACTTGACAAATCCTTTATATAAAATTAAGATAGAAGGATTTTATGATACATGGCCGTTCTTAAAGAATTATTTTTTAGATAACAATTATACATATAGTTTTACTGATAGGCCTAGGCCTTGTAAAATTAAAAATATCAATTCATTAGAACAGTTGATGGATAGACTTCAAAATTCTCCAGATAACGATAGATATTATATAGTTGTAGATGCTTTAATGAGTTTTAAATTCTATTATGAAATGGAAGAAGGCTTTGAAAAAATTCAATCTTTTATCATTCATAAAAAAATGAGAGAATTAATGGAATTTCAAACTCGTACATTTTATAAAGGTAAATTTCGAATTGATACCCAAAAGAAATGGTATATCAATGCAAGAAATATTATTGATTCTGAAGCGTCTGATACTGAGTATAAAAAAATAGTTGATAATTTTTAATGGAAAAGGATATTTACAGTGGTATATCAAAATTACAAGCTATCTATAATGATAACGAACAACTACCAAGTTCAACAGAAGGTGATGGAACAAAACTAGAAGGAAGAAGATCCCTTTTAAACAGATATGCACTATTCTCAAATAGAGGTAATCTAATCAAACCTGCAGATATTGAATCAGGACCAAATCCAAATATTTCAATACCTAAATCTGCATTAAATTCTATTGCTCCTAATATTGGAGCACAAGAACAAAAACTTTTAAGAAATCCAGCAGCAAGTTCAATTATTGAATTTTTCAGTTCAAGTGATATCCCAGTAGATTATGACTGGGGAGATTTCTTGTATGCAAAGTATTATGGTAAAATCCCTAATACACATATGGTTACTCTTAGAAGATATCCCGGCCCAATTGAAGATAATATATTTTCTTCTGAAATAAATGCAAAACCTGATATTGCTCGTGCTGTTACTTATATGAGTGAAGAATCGGGTAATAATTTGAAAGAGTTATTAGGGATGAATTTCGGATTAAAATATAGAGAAGAAGTGTCAGAGGTTCAAGCATCTAATAATACAGATTTTAATAACCCTATTGATAATGATCTCCTAAATTTATTTGGATCATTAAGTTCAGGTCAAGGTCAGTCTGATATTTCTGCTTCTGGAGATAAAGCAAATGCAGCAAACGGAGGAACCGATTATGATGCATGGGAAGTTGAAGGATTTTATGAAAACAGACTTTTTGGACCTATGGATGTTATTGATAAAATGAAAGTTAGAGATAGAGGATTAGAATTTTCTCATACAATAACTTTAAATGTTGATTATTCATTAAGAGCATATGGAAATATATCTCCGAAAGATGCTTTACTTGATGTGATTTCAAACATCTTAGCAATTTCATATGCTAACGCTCCGTTCTGGGGAGGTGCTATTAGAGTTAGAGAAGATTTAAGGTATCACAAATTAATGGGAAATCAAGAATCTCTTAAAAAAGGTGACTTTGCTGGTTATTTTACATCTCTTATTGGAGACTTAGGAAATAAAGTACAAAATATATATGCCGGGGGTGCTGGAAATACAGTTAATAGTGCATTAAAAAATTCTGCAGCATTAGGAGCAAATAAAGCAATCGATAAATTCGGAATGAGAAGAGAGCATCAAAAAATAAAACCTCTTTTATCAGGTGAAGCAACAGGAGATTGGCATGTTACAATTGGTAACCCAATGAAACCGATTGCAGTAATTGGAAATTTAATTTGTACTGATACTGCTTTAGAGTTTGATAATAATATTGGTGCTGAAGATTTCCCAACTGGGATAAGAGCAACATTTACTCTAGAACCAGCAAGACCTCGAGATATTACAGATATTGAATCGATGTTTAATGCAGGGAAAGGTAGAATGTATTTACCAACAGAAGACGCTAAGAAAGTTGCATCTGCAGCATCAGCAAGTAAAAGTTATTATCTTTCAGGAGGATCTGACCCTAACAATGAAAATTCTCCAGGTGGAAATGAAAACCTTGATTCACTTAAATCTCAATTAAAAGGTGGTACTCCATTAGATTCAAGATTCGAAGGATGGGAAACTGGTCAAATTGCAAATGCATTAATCTTTCACCCAGTAGTTGATGGATTAATAGCAACTGAAAAAACAGATTAAGAAATGGATTTTAAAATATTAAGAACAAAGGATTTAATTAATTTAAATGAGTTTACTAAAATAGTAGATTTATTCCAGTCTACTTTTAAGATTATAAAACCATTAAAAGATAAAAGGATAATTGATAAAGTAGAATATCAAGCAGTTCATACAGTTCAATCTTGGGAACAAGGTAGACTCGATAAAATTGCAAATAAGTATTATAATGAAGTAAATTACTTAGATGGTTTAATGAAATATAATGGAATTTCAAATCCTTTTTCTGTTGAAGAAGGTAGAGAATTATTAATTCCTACAAAAGAAACATTAGATGCATCTTACAGAGTATTAAGATTGAAAAGACCTGCTATCTCAGGGAAGCTTGAAAAAATGGCTAAACTTGCAGATGTTGAGAAGAAATCAAAAATTGATACTGCTAAGAAAGGATTCAATTCATCTAAGAAAAGAAATATCTCTCCTAATATAGTTACGAATGGAAATGTAGGAATTCAAAGAGATTCATCAAAGAATAAAATTATTTTAGGAGCAAATTTAAATAATAGATCTAGAAGTTAATGGCAATTATTAAAACGATATCAGATCCAACTGTTGTCTTAGATGAAATGGCTATTGCTGAAAATATCAATGATGACAATGCGGCCCAAACAGATTTTACTCAAATTGTAGGAAAGTATTATCCAGTTATTCAGATCAATACTTATATAATTGATTCTACAATGATTAGGAATTTTCAGTTAGCATCCGAAGGATTTTTACCTGAACTTAGTTTTTCATTTGTAGATAAGGTAGGTGATTTCAAAGGAACATTTTATCCAAAGGATGGAGATCTTATTTCAGTATACTTAAAATCTCATGACGATGAAACATTTAAGCCAATCAGAATTGATTTTGATATTCTTTCTTTTACAGATTTAGGAATAAATGAATTTGCTGTAAGAGGTGTTATGAATATACCTTTAATATCAGCAGAAGTTTGTAAAGCATATCCAGAGTTAACATCATTTGAATTATTTCAAACCCTTACAGAAGAACTTGGATTAGGATATGCATCAAACGAGGAATCTACTGCAGATTCAATGAATTGGATTAATGCTTATAATACATACGAAAGATTCTTAAAAGATTCGACTCAAAGAGTATATAAAGATGATAGATCATTTTATACTTCATTTGTTGATGTATTTTACTATTTTAATTTAGTGAATGTCAATAAACAGTTTGAGGAATACGAACCTGAACAAACAACTTTAAGACCAACTGTATCTCCAACAGCACAAGGAAATGTAGATCAAGGAGATTTAGAAGAACAAGAAGCAATTGACTTATTTTTAACAAGTCACCCTGGCTACGGAGATACAAATATAGGAATTATTAATTACAAGATAGTTAATGAATCTGGAATAGTTTGGAAATCAAACGGATATAAACGATTTGCTCAATTCTTTGATTTAAATGATAATCAATATTACTCATTCTTTGTTGATCCTGTAACTACAGAAGGCGCTGAGGAAGAAAGCCAGTTGATGAAAGGGCGCCCAGGAGACATGATCTATGAAGACATAAACAAATACAAGTACCTTGGAATTCAGTTAACTCCACCTCCTGAAGAAGAATCTGATGAAGAAGAAGGAGGATCGGACAGTGAGGAGGAAGCACCACCAAGACCAGAACAATTTAATGTACATAGAAACTATCAATATTCTTTAGTTCAAAATATGCAAAATAATGAAGAGTTAAAGAAAATAACAGTTACTTTAGATTTACCTACAATTAACTCTGCTGTTTATAGATATCAATCAGTTCCAATCATATTTTATGAATCAAATCCACAAGCAATAAATAACCTAGATAGTAGAAATGCTGAAGTTGAAGATACAAACTCAGAAGCAAATGATGGAACTGGAAGCGATATTAAAATCAACACTTTACTATCAGGATTGTATGTTGTTTCAGCAATTTATTATGTTTGGGATCAGAGATCTAAAAATGTAAGACAACAACTGAAATTAACAAGAAGAGAATGGCCGATTTCACTTCCAAAAGAATTTGAAAGTAGAAATCCAAGAAAATAATATATTTAAATGGGATTAACCGGATTTTTTAAGAGAGATAGAGAAAATGACGATAGACACGTTAGAAAGATGCGAGAAAGATTTTTTCTTAATCGAAAACCACTTGAGGAACCAACGTTTCTAGGATTTAAAGTTATGTTTGATTTTATAGGTACTTATTACTCACCTTTATTAAATATATCTGATGATTCTGCAGATAAATTTAAACCTGCAACCGGAATAGGCGGTGCACAAGGAGTTAATATTCCTCAGATCAATAGCGATGCCGCAGCATCAAGTAAGTTAAAAGACTCTGCTGAATTGTTCCTTAGAAGAAATGGATATTCTGATAAAGCAAATGATTTAATAGATTTTATTTCAAAATTAAGTTCAATATCTCAAGATTCAGAATGGTACTTCGAAAGTATTGCCGGATTAGAGTCAGCATTTAATTTTGATTTTACAAGTAATAAAGTAAGAGGTGGAGACGGTGAGTCTCTTATATCAATTACATTACCTGAAACTTTGGATATGAGAATTACCTCAATGATGTCCAAGTATTATAATGCACTTTATGATGTAAAAAATAGAAGAGATTTAATACCAGAGAATTTAAAATATTTCTCTATGACTGTTTATGTTGCTGATTTCAGAGATTTCGTAGCATATGATAAAACGCTTTTTGCCGGTGGTAACTATGCAAGTCCAACTCAAGCATTTGAAAGAGCATTAGGAAAACAAGATATCCAAACAATTGATATTCCACAAATGGTTCTTACTTTTAAGAACTGTTATTTCGATCCTTTTTCATTTTCGAATATCCTTGCAGAACTAAATAATTCAGAACCAACTCAAGGTGCACATACTCTAGATATTAGATATAATGGAGATGTAGAATATTCAGTATTTGATTTAGCTAATAACTCAGTTATCGATTCTAAGTCTGATACATCAGTTATAAATAATGAAATCAAATCTGCTCAAGATAAGTTAAATGGCTTTGCAAGAGAAGCAGGAATTGAAAATCCTGAAGAGATTACTAATCAATTAGCAACAGTAGGCTCAAGACTTGCTGGGCAAGGATTAGGAATTATAAATCAAAATATTGAAAGAGTAAGAGGTGAACTTAGAGATCTTGCTTTAGGAAATGTTTATTCAGGAAATTTATCAACTGCTTTACAAGAAACATTATTAAATGGAGCAGCAAGATCATTAGTCCCTGGCTTATCCGCAAATCCTTTTAACGGAGAATAATAATATGATTAATAGAAAAGAAAGAGACGATTTTAAAAACGATAACTTAAAAGATACTCGTTGGTTAGGTCAAGTAATTGATAACTTGGATCCTGATTTTGAGGGTAAAATAAAAGTTAGAGTTTTTGGAAAGTTTGATGAATTAGAAGATGAAAATTTACCTTGGTCATATCCAACTAATTTTTATACAGCGGGTTCATCATCTGGATCCGGATTCTTTTCAATCCCTAAAATAAATTCAATTGTAGAAATTGTATTTGATAACGGAGACATTTATCACCCAAGATGGAGAACTCTACATAAAGTTTCTCAAGAGTTAAAAGATAGAATCGGAAATGAGGAAACATATGAAAACGCACAAGTTCTCTATTATGATACTGAGTCTCAAATATATCTTTACCATATTGTAAATGAAGGACTTTTCATTCGAACTAAATCTGATAGAGTAATTCCTGAGGATTCTGAAGATGAAGAAGAACCACCTGCAAATGAAATTTTAATTACTCCAGAAGATGACATTATAATTAGAAACTTCAATCAGAACGAAATTCAGTTACTTCATACAAATGATATTATAATTCAGAATAGAACTGATGAAGATAACGAAATCAATATTAACTCAATTATATTAGATTCTGAAAATAATATTACAATTACTAACACTCCAGAAGAAGATGTTAATAATATCATTAGGATAGATAATGAAAATAATATAACTCTGCAAAATGCAGATGAAAATATTATACAAATATCAGCCGATAATTTAATTCTATTAGAACAAGCAGATGGAACTGCAATAGAAATCTCTGCTGATTCTGTTTCACTAGGAACTCCTGGTGGATCAGCTGAACCTTCTGTTTTAGGTGATACTTTAGAAGGTTTATTAAATGACATGATTGCAGATTTAGGAGCAGTTTCAGGTATACCAACTCCAGCAGGACCAAGTGGACCTTTACAAAGTGCTCCAAACTGGGCACCATTTGCTCAAAAATATAAGCAATCATTCAAAAACTTTTTAAGTAAGATAGTTACACTCGATTAAATTTTAAATTATGCCATTGAATCCAGCAGCATTCGCTTCAGAATTAAATGATTATTTCAGTAATGAAGATGAAGGAAAAGATATTGCAAGTACATCAGCAATTATTGTAGACTCATATGTAGAAAATTTTGTTGAAGCAGGAGCAGATCCACTTTCTCAAAATTCATTAGTTGTATTGCCTCCCAAAGTTGATGCATTAAAAGCAGCATTTGAAGGAATGTTTACTTTAGCTTTAGAATCAAATACTCCACTTAATTTAGGATTAGTTGCTCCAGCATTAATTGCATTTTGGGCAGGAGGATTATTATCAACTTCAGGATTAGTTCCAGGGACAACAGCTACAATTTCTGCAGTAGTAACAGTTCCAGGAGTTGCAACGCCAATTCCATTTCCACCAGCAGGACCAACTGCAGCACCATTTGTAACAGTACTACAAACATTTTTCTTGACTCACATTTTAACAGTAAATTATTTAATTGTAGGATTGGTTCCTGCTGCTCCATCCCCTATTCCAACACCATTTCCATCAATTGGATATATCTAAAATTGATATAGATATATAAACTATAATCGCTTACATTTATTTTTAACTTAAATTTTTATGAAAAAAACAAACAATAGAAACCTAGAAAAAGAAATTTTAGACTTCGACCGATTTGAAACCAACACCCCTGAATTCCCGTTGAAATCAGGTGAAAGAATAATGGCAACAGACTATACTCAAAGCGAGCTCAAAAAACTTTATGATATGTACACTGGTAATGACTATAGTTATTATTCTCCAGTTGAAGGTGATAGAGTAAAAGGCAAGGTTAAATTTATCAGTAATGATAGAGTGGGAGTAGATATTGGATCAAGGCAATATGCTTATCTTGATTTATCAAAAGAAAACAAAGCATACCGAGAGTATATAATCATTAACGAATTGCTAGAAATTTTGATTACTGAAGCAACAGAAGATACTGTTAAAGGCTCATTCTCAGATTTAGTACAGCAACAAAAATTCGAAAAAATCAAGGAAACAATTGGAGATGACCATGTTGCTTATGAAGCAAAAGTTGTTGAATTAATTGACCAAGGTGGATATTGGATTGAAATCGACGGTATCAAAGCGTTCTTACCTGGCTCACTTGCAGGGATGAACAAATTACATGACTTTGAATCTTTAGTTGGAGAAAACATTACTGTAATGCCAGTAAACTGGTCGAAAGACAAGCAATCAATTGTTGTATCTCACAAGAAATACTTAGAGACTTTAATTCCTAGAACAATTAGAGAACTTGATTATTCTACAAGATATAAAGGATTTGTAACAGGTAGTACTTCATTCGGAGTATTTGTACAATTTAATGAATGTTTAACTGGGATGATTTATAAATCTGATTTAGATGATACTTGGTCAGAAAACTTCAGGAAAAGAAATATTAACCCAGGAGAAGAAATTGAATTTAAAGTGAAGGAAGTTCTTTCACATAAGAAAATAATTTTAAGTCAGAATTATAATGCATATGATCCTTGGGAAGGAGTTGAAGAACGTTACAAACAAGGAACAAATGTAGAAGGTACAATTAAGAAAGTTAAAAACTTTGGTATCTTTATTGAACTTGAAGAAGGATTAATAGGGTTATTAACTCTACCTCAATCAATGACTTCTGAAAAACTTGCGAAATTTATAGAAGGTGAAAAAATTACAGTGAAGCTATCAGTAATTGATAGAGAAACTAGAAAAATATTCTTTTTATTCGCAAATCAAAAGATTAGAAAAAAGTAATATAAAATCGATAACCAATTAAAAGCTCGTAGAAATACGAGCTTTTTTTGTTTGTTAATAAATACAATGAACAAAAGTACTTTAAATGAATAAGGAAATATTAGAATTAACAAAAATTGGTTTCGAGTTTGAGTTTATAACTGAACTTTCGAATAATGACCTTAAGAATAAATTAGAAAAATTATTCAACAAGAAGTTTATTATAACAGATCAGTATCATTCAGATATTAAAGTTACTGATAGGCAATTTAAAATTGAACCTGATTATTCAGTAGGAATAACAGGCAGAGAAATTATCACCGGACCTTTAAGATATTATGAAGCAATGGAGGTCTTAGAAAAAATGTCTTCATTTATTAGAAGATTCGGAAAGACTGATACGAAAACAGCATTCCAACCTAACATTTCCTTTGAAAAGGAAGTATTCACTTCTTTAAAACATAGTTTCAATCCATTGAAATTTATTTTAGAGTTTGATGAAGAATACATCTATGAAAGATTTCCTGAAAGAAGAAATAACTTATACGCAAAATCTATTAAAAGATTGAAACCTGTAAGTAATTTATTTAATGTTTCAGAATCTGGATTTAACTCTAAGATAATCACATACCCCGACTCTAAATACTATGGAGTTAACTTTGAAAAATTAAGATCTGATTATTTAGAAGTAAGATATTTAGGCGGTAGTTTTTATGAGTACAAATTAGAAGAATTAAAAGAATCTATAGATTATTCAATACAGAAAATTTATGAGTCTTCAGTTGTAAATGAAAATAAATTATCAGATGACAATATGCTTGCCATTAAAGAAGTTGTACACAAATACAATAATTTAAGATCTAATGTAAGTTCAGTAAAAAACTTAAAAGAAGCATATCCAAATATTAAGTTTTATACAGATTTAGAGCGAGATAAAAAAGTAATCGATAATAAACTATTTTTATTAAGAGATAAAATGACAGATTTGTTCTTTAACAATGACTTGAAAGAGGGTATTATCAATTACGATTCTGAGAAAGGAAGATTTCAATTGAAAAACTTTGAGTTAGATTCATGTGAATTTGAAGGAGTAGATTTCTTAAACTGTAAAATTTCAAACACAATTATAACTGGAAATGCAGAAATTCATATGTCAGAAATTAAAAATTGTGATATAACAGAATGTAAGTTATATAGAAATAAGATTAAAAATACAAGAGTTAAGAACTCGTATACTAACTCTAAAAATATTCTTGAAAAATGTTATGTGGATGGACCTATGACAAAATTTAATGGAATATTAAAAAGTGGTATTTTCAGAAAAGGCACTATATTAAAAGATGCACAATTCTCAACAGATAACACGGAAATAATAGAATATAATAGATTTTAATTATGACAAGACAAGAATTTATAACATTAGTTAATGATGAGGTAACAGCAGACTGTGCCCTGCCATTTAATGTACCAACAAAAGCAATTAATAGAATGATTGACAAATTAGCAAAGCCTTGGTTCTATAGAAATTATGAATATGCTTTAGAAGAAAGATATTTAATTATTAATCAAGGGTACGAAAATTCAGAAATGTTTAAAAAGGAAAAAACTGTTAAATTACCAGACTGTATTTTCTCAGTATACTCAGTAAGAGATACAGGTGGAAATTCTTTATTTGGAAATGCAGATTCAGATATTTACGCTGAAAAATTCTTAGTACAACAATCTGGAGTAGGGACGTTAGATTTAGCACCTGAAAATTTAGTTTATGCAACATTCAATTTATTATATTTAGATATAATAGAACAGTTTACACATCAGGCTATTACTTTTGGATATAATCATTTAACACACAAACTTACTTTAAATGGTGAGATCTCCTTTACTGATGTAGTACTTACTGTTGCAAAAAAGATTCCTGATGAGAATTTATTTGACGATGAATACTTCTTAAAATATGTTGCAGGTTTAGTGAAAAAGAATTTAGGTAGAGCACTAGGAACTGCAAAAATGCCTTTAATCGGAAATGCTGAAATTGACTTTGGTGAAATTAAAGATGAAGGAAAAGAAGACATGCAAGAAGTAGAAGATGATATAAAAGGAGATGAAGGAGTTGATTATTTCTTTATGAGTCCTCAATAAAAATAATTTTATATGGTAGATTTATATTTAAGACCAGAAGAAGAAAATACAGATATTTTAGAATCATATGAACCAATAGAAATATTTGTTCAACAACTTGAAGTTCTTTTCTTTACACAACCAGGAGATGTTTTAGGATCACCTAGAATGGGAATTGACTTAGAAAGGTATGTACATGAATTGTTTTTAAATGAATATGACTTGAAACAGAAAATAAATATTCAAATAAAGCAATACTGTCCTTTAGCATTACAGTTTAGTTATGATATAGGGATCTATTTTGCAAAAGCATCTGACAGTAGAGACGCTGTACTTATAAACGTAACAATAGAAAACGAAACAATACTTGGAATAGTATTATAAAAAATAGTTTAGAAATGAAATTTAAAATTTTAAATACTGCAAGAATTACTTTTGAATCAATGATAGTTGATACATTCCAGTATCTAACAAAAACTTACAATCAATCAAAAGTAGTTTTCACTAAGGCATCACCTTATTTACAAATATTAGAAACTATCCAAGAAATTATTAACTTGAACTTTTTATATTTTGAGGATGCTGTTACTGAATTTAATATCTATACTGCTCAAAGAGATTCATCTATTTATGGTATTTCAAGATTAGCAGGACATAATCCTAAAAGAGTTGATGCAGCAAGAGGATCAGTACAGTTTCAATTTGTCCCAGGTGGTCAAAATGAAGTAGCAGGGTCATTTGTTAACTTCGGTAAGAATCCTGTCTTAAAATGTCTAAACAATGAAATATTTTATACTATTTTAAACAATAGACCAAAAAGAATTTATACAGATTCAACTAACCCATTAAACTACCCATTACTTCAAGGTAGATTTCAATCACAAAATTTTACAGGAGATGGAAGACAATTGCAATCTTTTAACTTACAAGCTTCATCAGGACAGCAAATTGATAACCAGTACGTTCAAGTGAGAGTAAATGGAAATACTTACAAAATATATGACTTCCTTTATGACATTCCAAGAAATGGATTTGGTTGTTTAGTTAAAACTGGGATTGCAGGTGGAATAGATGTTTATTTCGGTAATGGTAATTTCGGAAATATTCCTCCTCGAGGATCTGATATTGAAATTGAATATTTAGAAAATATCGGATTTAATGGAAACATTGATAGAAACCCAAAAGAAATTCAATTCGAATGGGAAGAAGATATGACTGATTCTTTAGGGAATGATGTTGATCCAAATGAAGTTTTTAGAGTTTCATTAAGAGAGAAAATATTATTTGGTACAAATGCAGAGAATCCTGAGTTCACAAAACTTATAGCGAATAGAGGTAGTACTACAAACGTTCTGGCGAACCCAGAGAAATACGTGTATTATCTGTCGAAACTAAACTGGTTCTCTTTCGTAGACGCTTATTCTACTTATCAAGACGAGTACTTGGATGACGACAATGTAATCTACTTATTTCTGATTCCTGATATTAGAAAAAAATTAACTACTGATACAAATTACTTCACAACATCTGAATCTAATTTTGTTTTGGAGCAACAAGAAATTGATTACTTAAAAGCATCGATTAGAGAAAGTGGCCAGCAGGTAATGCAATCAGAATTAGTTTTTGTAAATCCTATTATTAGAAGATATGGATTAAATATTATTTTAAAAGTATTCAAAGGATATAACTATAACGATTTAAGATCTGAAATAGTTGCACAATTATCAGATTATTTCTTAGAAACAAGAAGAAGAGATATTATGCCTAAATCAGATATCATTAATTTACTAGAAGATATTGATAAAGTTGATTCTGTAAATGTTGAGTTTGTTTCAGAAAGAAATGAAGCTGCTTTAAGAAATGGATTTTATTTTAACGAAAGAGTTCAAGGTAACACTTTAGTTAAAGAAAGAATTTCTCTTGAAAACAATGAAGATCCTAGATTAGGATTAGATGATTTCGGAGATATTATAATCGGTCAAAATGAATTGCCAATTATAAGAGGTGGATGGAATGATAGATTTGGACAGTTTTATGAAGAATTCCCTGAATTAAATAAAACAAGTTCAATTAATGTAGTAATTGCTCAAGAAATTGAGGAAAGTCTACAGTCAAGAATTTCAAGACAATCAAAAGAAGGCAAGGACATATGAGAACAGAAGAAAAACTTTACGGAATATCAGGTAAAATAAATAACAATATAAAGAATATTGGGTATGCTTACGAAGGAAAAGTAATCAAGAACTCAATTTCTGGATATTTATTAAAGAACAAAAATATTGCTGGATTTATTGAGATGTTAGAACCTATGATTACTGAAGTTATAGCTCTCCCTAAAAAATTAAAGGCATTTTGGAACTTTACAATACCTAAAAATTATAGAGATTTTAATTAATGCCTTTTCTAGACAATAAAAAGTTAATATTTTTTGATAAAAATGGTTATGATGCTAACTTCACATTAGAAGACGGTGTTTACAAAGGATCATTTTATTTACCAACAGTTTCAACATTTCTAATAAGTTCACTGAACTTTTTCATTTATGAAATATTTGAAGTAAATGGTGAGACAAAGTACGGCCAACCTCAAGATATTGCTGGAGTTGCTGAAGAAACAATTATTCGATCTACATTTTCTGACAAAGAAGATAAAAGATGGAATTTTTATTCATTCGAAGAAAGAGGAGAACTGAAAGTATTTACAGAAAGCCCTTCTCAATTTAATTCTACGGATAATGATGTACGAACTACTGGAGTAACTACTACGGGAATTGCAACTACAAATGCTGTTGATGGTGAAGGTATAAAAGTAAAAGCATCATTTGCTACAGGAGATGAAGGTTCTTTCAGAAATACTATTTACATATATGCAGATAATCAAGATACTGATACTTCAGAATTAATTGCCGAAATTGAATTATACATTGAAGTAGAAGAAGAAGATGAAAGATTAGGAACCCTTATTAATAACTTTTATAAAGATGTAGAAGTTGACCAACAAGATTTCTTTATTTTCAGAGATGTTGATATTAAAGAAGGATATCCTGATTGGACAATTATTAATTCCAAGTTAAAAGAGATGCTTTTAAATGGGGCAAATTTAAAAAACTATCAAGGATCTTATAGAGGTTTAATTACAGCAATAAGATACTTTGGATATGATGCATTAAGAATAAACGAATACTTTGAGAATGTTGATGCATCTTCTGAGAATTTCGGGAAGCTAAGATTCAAATCAGTTGCGGATCAATTTGATGGAGTATTAGATCCATTTTTCAATAAAGAGGAAGAAGTACTTCCTAATAAATTCTGGAAAAAGACAGCAAACTTTGGTTTAGCATATGATTTAAATAAAGTTGTAAAAGGAGAATTCGATGAGTATGGATTACCATTAGTTGAAGATGCCTTTGATTTCTCTAACGAAGAAATTCTAATAAAGTTACAAGGATTAAAAGAAAAATTAAAATCTAAATTCTTACCTCTTTCTGCAAGAATAATTTCGGTTACTGGAGAAGGTAATTATTTTTCTAAATATGATATTAATACTTGGTCAGATGCAAATGAAAGAGATGTAGTTGATGTTGGAAAAAGAGCAACTCTAGATGTGAATCCTGAGCCTCAAGGTTTTATTATTAGTTTAAATAAATTATTAATAGAAATCGATTCAATAGTTAGACAGGATGCAGATTTAGTTGTTCCTACTGTTCAAGAAAATACTTATAATACAGCTTTAAACAATGAGATACCATTACAAAATATTGCAGTTGAAGTTGAAAATGTAACTGTCAATGGAAATGATTTCTTTGTTAAAGGAGTTGATTATATTTTAAGTGGAGCTAAAGATTCTATTATTTGGACTTCTAATACGTTTACTTTACAGCAATCAGATGCTATTGTAATTACATATACATATTCTGCACTTGATATTCCTTTAGAAACATGGAATCCAAATCCAACGACTCCATATAATAAACTTAAAGAAGATATTATAGATCAGTCTATAATTTTAGATTCGAAATATACACAAACATTTTTAGAATCTATTATTAATAAAGTAGATGATTCATATTTACTTACAGATGATGAAGATACTCCAGTTGGATGTCCTTTAACTTTAACAAATACTACTTTTAAAATAGAGTGGGATGAAATGGCAATTCAGTGGAATGAAGCAAATGAAGGAGTTAATGGAACACTTACTACTTGGGATAAAATCAAATATGAAAACTTCTACGAAATAGAATGGACTATTGTAAAGAGAGTAGATAACGACTCACCGCAAGAGTGGACATATAATTTAAGAGGTAACGTTCAACAATATGAAAGTATTAATCTTATATTACCTTATAAAGGTACTTATGATATTGATATGAGACTTTATAATACTTTTAATTCAAGTACTTCAGAGAATTATGTTTTAGAAGTTGAACAAAAGAATCCTGAAATTGTTGCAAATCATAAAGCATTTAGAACTGATTATACTTGGGAAGATTTTGATAGAGACTGGGAAAATACATGGTTTACATGGGCAGTTAACTTAACGGGTGATTTAAACTGGGAAGATGCTGACACAACTTGGAATTCAATTGATAAAGCGAATTACTCAAATGCAAGATTCTACAATGATTTATATAATTATACTTTAAATGACATTGAGAATGCTCTTTGGAACGAATTAGATCACTTATGGTGGGAAGGTACAAATGATGCAATTTTCTATAATCCTTATAACTGGAAAGATATAGGGTTAAAAACATGGAATCAGTTTTATCAAAATGAAACATGGGATGGAGTAAAACTATCATCTGATTCTCCTGCATTTTTTGAAATCTATTCAGTTGAAGATATTGGAGCAAAAATGACAATAGGGAAAAGAATTCCTAGAACTTATGAAGTAACAACTCAAGTTCCAGGAGTTGGTCCTGTTACTGAGATATTTGATTATAAATATAAATTTATAAGAACAAATCCATTGGATCATCCTGAAGGTAATTTACTTGCTATAAAAGATACTCCCGGGAATACTTTATTAACTATTTCTAGAGATACAAACAGATATATTACAGCTCTTAATGGAATTGATTTCACAACTAAAAGAGGAATCTTTATTGAATTTACAAAAGAGTATGATGGATCTAATATTTTAATTGGAGAACCTGCTATTAATGATGAGATTAAAATTATCTTAAATGGAACTGAATTAATTGAAAATACTGATTATACTATTATTGCAGGAGATCCACAAACTATAAATTGGATTACTTCCATAGTAAACGGAGATTCAGTAGAAGTAAGTTATTATTCTTTAGAAGAAAAAGTATTAGAATTAGACAATACAACTAATTTTATAAATCTAGGGAATAATACATTAGAAATAAATGATTCTTTATTTTTTAATAATCTAATTGAAAATGGTACTATTAATTTAAAAATTCCTTCAGGTAGTAATACTGTCACTATTTCCAGACAAATAGAAACAATTAATAGTTTAAATAATACTATTACTTATTCAGGAGCAAATAGATCTACAATCAATGAGATACAAAATCCACTTAATTTTGATTTTGTATATAATGTAGCAACATATCCTCCTTTAAAAGAGTCTGCATTGAGAACTATTATTCAAGCTTTATCTGAATACAATGCTGATTTATATTCATCTGAAACTTTAAGAAATGTTTTTGATGTTAAAGGTGATACTATTGAGTTTAGTAATTCTGCAGTAGACTTAGAAATTGCATATCAAGAATTATTATCTTCTGATTTGCCTAATTTCAAAAGATTCAATTGGAATATTCTATATGAAGAAGACGAAATCACTGTAAATAGGATTCAAGCAACTTCAAATATTTTTAGTGAATCTCAAGAGTCATATATAAAATATGAAAACATCTTAGGTGATGAATATGCCCCTGCAATTACATTAAACTATAATTGGAGTGAGTTAAGAATATTTGAAACAAGAAAAGAGTTACCTCAATTCTGTCAAGTAATATTCTCATATGATAATTCAACAATGGCAGGGAAACAATTAACCGGCAATTGGGAATTAACTGAAGTTGAGTCAGGAACTACCTATACTTTAACTGAAAATATCTTTTCACATTTCTTCAATAGAAGAGGTGAATATATATTAAAATTGGATCTTAGTGATTCAAACGGAAACTTCAAAGAAACGATAAAACAAGGATTCGTAGTAATTGAATAAATAATAAAATAATAAAAGAATTATAAAATGGCAATTAACATTATAGAAATATTAGGAACTGATTCTATTGCTTCATCAAGGATCACTATTAATAATAATTTTACAGAGATAAGAGATAAAGTTGACCCAGTATTAAATACTTACGATACAGATAACGGTGTAATTAATATTTCTGATTTACCTAACGGACAACTTATTGCAAAGAGATTAGTAGTAACTACAGCGGGTATAAATGTACAAGGCGGATCTGTTTTAATTGGAGCATCTTCAGGAGTTACATTAAATGGTGGTAATTTAGAATTAACTACAGGTTTAGCAACATTTGGCGGTGGTATTTCAACAAATGGAATAACTATTACAAATTCAGCAGTAATCGAAGAATCAGGTATAACTGATTTTGTAGCAGATTCTATTTCAACTGGAACTGTACAAAGAACATGTTATGTTGGTGAAAATACAGCATTCTCTGTTATCACATTACAAGTTTTAGATGAAACTACTGAAGTATTCATTGTAAATGATATTATCGGTACTACTGATGTAACCTTACAATTTGATTCTGGTTTATTTGGAAACGGTGCTGATGGTGATACTATTGCAATTAGCCCACAAGGAACTGCAATAATGAAATTCATTGTTCCAGATGATTCAACTTCCGGTAAATGGTGGTACTTTGGTGGATTCGGTTCAACTGCAAATATAGCGTAATTTTAAAATTAAAAAATATTAATGTCTAATATAACTCCATTAATTAAGACTTTACAGTTAGAAGGTGGTACTTTTTATTCATTCACTTCTGCTGGAAGGGATATAACTAGAACGTTCAATAATGAAAATTTGAAGTTTACTTTTTCAAAGTTTGCAGCTTTAAATATTCCTGATATTGAAAGACCAGTTAGAAGTGAGAATTTTATTCAGTTCAATGCAATTGATGGTGCCGTTTTTAATGACAATTTCACAGATGTAAATGTTTCATTAGCAGAAAGCTTTCAAAACTATGCATTAAATTTAGAGTCAGGTTTATTATCTGATTCAAATTATTCAACTTCTCTTAAAAAATCAGTTTCAGAGTCCGTTTTTTGGAAATGGATGAAAGAAATTGGAGCAATTAGATTTAGAGAATCTAATTCATTAGAAAAAAACTCTGAGTTAAACCAACGTTTATTTGTTGAAGAAGACACATCTACATCTGGAGATAGAAGATATCAAAGAGTAGTAGAATATGTTGGAGACTTAAAGGTTGTAAATAATCTTGCTTTCCAAGGACAAGGATATACAGAAATTTACATGTATATCTCAGATGGTGATGGAAATACTCCAACAGTATTATTCAGCGCTGAAGAAACAGACAACTACCGAATCGGACAAGTTGTTACAGGAGGTACAGAATTTATAACAGGAAGAGACTCAGGAGACACTCATCCAGCAGGTTTATCATTAGATGCATTTTATGACTATGACGACCCGATATTATACACGGCTTCTACAAATGCGGATTGGCATGGTTCCGGAACAGCCAATTCTTACTATCTTGAACCTACTTCGTTTAATAACCCTACTAATATTACGATAGTTAAAGATGATGCTGATTATACAGGTAAAACATTTACAAATGTAGAGTATGAAAGATCAAGACTTGATGGTGTAGGAATTAATTTTAATTCAGAAGCTTATTCTCAAATTATTACAAATCCAAATATTTCAACAATACAAGAATATAATGGAGTTGCAGAAAGTACTTCTTTTGATTTCAATGCTATCTTAATTTATTATGATTTATTTGATCCATCAACTCCAACTAATAGAGCAACAAACCTTTATGGTATATTATTCTTAGATAATGTTACTCCAACAACTGATGGTGGGTTTATTCAAAGGTTTAGAAAATCTAAATTTAATCCTGTTACTAGAATTAATGGTAACTCATATGGTTTAAAATTAAATCTTAAATTTGATACCTCTGTAGATAATGCTGCAATTGAAACTGTAATTAATGATTACAATGCGTATTCAATGGAGCTTTATTCTGATGCATTAATACAAATGCAACAGACTACTAATATTTTCAATGATTTAGTTAAAGATTATAATGAAATAAATGGTAGACTTGGTAATTTAGAAAACTTCATTTATAATGAAGAAGAACTAAAAGAAGTTCAGAATAGTATTGCACAACTACAGCAAAATTTCAATAATGCTAATTTGACTGTTTCAAACATGCAAACTCTTCTTGATATGATTGGAAATCTATCAGATAGATTAAATCAAATATTTGCAGGAGAGGTTCCAAATGAATTAGCATTTAATATAGATCTTTTCAGACAAGGGCCTGGAATTAAAATTCAGACTACTGATTCAAATATTTTAATATCTAATCAGAATCAAACCGAAAATAAGATCGGAAGCATTGATTTTGATACTACTATTTCAAATGATAATACAATATCTGTAGGAAAATTTAGTACATATTATTCGGTAACAAATAGAAATCAAGATCAGTTAGGATTTACAATCCCTACAACTCTGGATGATGTATTAACAATAAATGTAGATGATTCAGTAGAAAAATGGAAAAAAGGTCAATCGTTAAGAATGAACTTTAAAAACCCTATTGATTTAGGTAATTTCTTTATTCAAATCAGAACAGATTCAACAAATAGACTAGGTGACGGTGTTTATGGAAAGAATATTGCTTTGATAAGTGAAGAAAGACTTAAGTCAGACACACCTATTATTGAGATTATTTGTTTAGATCAGATTGACTTAATTTTCGATGTTTTAATTTACTAAATAAATAATAAAATTTTAACTTACTTCTAAATGGATGTACAAAATAGTTTGAGTTCATTTGTTCAACAATTAATGATTGAACATAAAAACTCAGTAGAAATATGGAAAAAATTTACAGATGCTTTAAATTCTACCAAAGAGTCAGTAGTTGTAAATATTGAAGACGACTCTGGAAATATTGATAGAATTCAAATTCCTTCTTTTGGATGGTTAAAAGCCCAAGTTGAAAGATTGGATAATAATGTTCAAAACCTTTCAGGTCTGAATAATTCGAATGCTGTTAATAGAAATCCTGATGGAACGTTCTCGCAAATAATTCTAAATACTTTAGATAGAGAAGCACCTTCATTGACAGCACTTGCATCTCCAACTTCATTTGATTTCAAAAATAACTGGTTCTTTGAAAACTTCTTAAATCCTTTGATTTATGTTAACTTCGAATTAACTGGGCAGATTGATACTAGAACGGTCAAAGCAATCGTTAGGCGATATATCTTAAATATTGCAACAGATGATGAATTAGATTATTTTAATGTAAACTACGATGGAAGAAATGACATTGATATAGATTTATTAGAAGAAGATTTAACTCAACAAGGATTACAATATTTTACTGATGAAGAAGTAAGAACAATCCCTTACCAAGAAAATATTTTCTTTGGATCTTTTGATGTAATCAAAATATTTGACGATACTATAGATGAAATTGCTGATATTACATCTGAGACTAAAAGAAAAAAGAAATATAAATTAAATAAATTAACTTACTCTTCTAAGAATTCAACTCTTTTTGAAACTGAAACTCTTAAAGTTGGAGATAGTTTAATTGTTAATACAGGAAGAAGAAATACTAGATTTAGAGTTATTGCAATTGAAACAGCAACTAATATTATAGAACTTGATATAGTTGAAGGATATGATTCTGTACAAATTGGAGCAGCCTCATTGAGTTTTTATAATACAAGAAACTCATTTATAAATTTAGAAATTCCTATTGGATTTAATGAAAGATTAGTTACATTCATTAGACCGATAGAACCTAATTCAAATATACCTGCAGATTTCTGGTCTCCAGGAGTTGCATTCTTTACGAATGATTTAAGTTTAGCAGTAACAAATGATTCATCTGTTACTTTAACAGAATTCTACAATCAACAAGTTGTAGATTTTGGTAGTTATATGCTAGGAATTGCAAAAGATGCTACACCGCCATCAGTCAATGGAGTTCAACCTGATCCACCGCAATTGGATCCTGAAGATTTTAAAGTAGTTGAAATCAATTCTCATTTAACACAAAGAAAAGTATTTGATGAAATTAGAAAACTTCAAAATGAAAAGAATAAATTAAATTCAGATATTGAAGAAATCGATGTTGCTGTTACTGAGAAAAGAGAAGAATTATCAACTACAAAATTTGCATCTAATATTGAAAGATCTAATATTGTAACTGAACTTCAAAACTTTGAAAGAGAAAAGCAGAATAAATTGAAACTTTTAAGTTCAATTATTTCTAAGATTAATAATCTATCTGCAGAATCATCTATCGGCGTTTCTCCTAAATATAGGATTCAAGGATTTTGGCCTTTCCCAGATCCAAAAGAAGGCCCTGACGGTAGTGGACAAGAGGTAATACAGTTTGTTATTGAATATAGATATCTTTCGAAAGACGGTGATGCTAACCAACCTAAGCAAATCGAATTTACAGATAATACAGGTGAAAGACAAGCAGGAGCTCAAAGTACTTGGGTTAAATTAGTAACTGGAGTTAGAGAAAGAGAAATAGATGAAGAAACGGGGCAATATAAATGGTCTGAAGAAGATGTACAAGATGCTGATACTGTAAATGTTAATCAATTAGATATTCCAATCAATAGAGATGAGAAAGTTCAAATCAGAATGAAATCTCTTTCTGAAGCAGGATATCCAACAAACCCAATTAAATCTGAATATTCAAATGTAATTGAGGTAGTATTCCCGGATGATTTATCTGGTGGTGATCCTGTTCAAGATATTATACAAGAAGCAAGAGCTGAACAGATCAGAGTTGAACTTGATAATGACCTTGCTACTTTAGGATTAAATGTCCATTTAAGTGATCAGTTTACAGCAAATGAGAAATTCTTTGCACATACTGCAACTTCAATTGACTCTGGATTCTTATCCCCAGAACAAAGACCTATTACTCTTGCAGATAAGTTACTTGATTTTAATTCTCAAATTGAATCAATTCAAGCAACACTTGCTCAGGCAACTCCAGAGTTAACTGCTGTATTAATTGATGAGCAAGGAAATACTGTTAACTTAAATGCAAATCAAATTAATACAATATTTGCTGGGTATTATAAAGATATTGTTTCAAACTTATCCGTTAAGAAAGGTGTTATTGTTAATAGGACTTTCTTTTTAGAACTTAGAAATAATTCACAAACAACATTAAGCTTTAAATCAAATGAGCCGGGTCCTTCTGATGATATGCCATTCCAGCAATTCAATTCAGGTCAGCCATTTGAACTATACGATGAGGTTCCTATTATTAACAATACAGAAGATACTGTAAATTCTTCAAGTCAAGTATATGGACAATATATTTACTTTAGAAAAGGAGGTATTAACAGAAAATTATTTTATAAACCTAATACATCTGGTACTTCATCGGAATATCATTATGGAGCAACATTTTTATCTAAATCTCCAGTACCAAATGGATTTGTAGCAGTTAGTTCTGCTGGGGATTTATCTGCAGGATTAATTGATTTAAGTGATACTTCAGTTGGTGGTGAATTAGATAATCCAATTTATGTTCACATTGACCATCCTAAATATGTTCAAGATGCTCCTGTTTCAAGTTTAGGAGCAATTGCTGATTTTGGTAATTCTAAATTATCAAATGTAATTGAATCTAATACTTTCGGTATTTATGATAACGATATTCAAAGTTCTGATTTCAGATTACAATGGGAATATAATAATAATCTATCAGATATCAAACAATCATTTAGATCAGATGACCAATTCTTAATCGGGCCTGGGTCATGTGGTTCTTACTTATTCCCATTAATTAGAGAAATTGATGGAATTAGAGTTGAAGGTGATACGATTAATGCTAAAAGATCAATTGAACCAGGAGCAAGTATACAAATACCAATCGTATTCCAATTTAGAATGACTGATTACTTTGGAGAAGGTGCAACTGGTCTAGGAAATATCGGAGGTGATTATACGCAAGCAACAGAAAATCTATCATATGTAAAAGCATTAGGATTTGATTTATATACAGAAGATAATAGAAAATATTCTTATGATATTGAATTCCAATCTATTTATAAAGCAGAAGGAGCAACTCTTAGAAACGTAGGAGGATCCTCATTTGATGCTACATCTAATTCACAAGATATAATACTTTAATATTTTATTTTTACTCAGACATATTGTCCAACTTTATGTCTGAGTTTTTTCCATTGATAAATATTGAAAGCAAAATAAAGCTCAATCAATGGCTGAAAAACTATTAGGTGATGTTTCATTTGGTTTAATAAGAACCAATCCGAAGCTTACGACAAATGCGAAATTAACTTACACTTCAAATTCTGAATTATTTATAAATTCTATAGATGCTTCATTTGAATTGAATAAGACAGATTTTAAAAATTATAAAACGTCTTCAGATTCTGATTACCACTGGGATTTATGGAGATTCTGGAAGAAAGGGATCACACCAAATAATATTACACATGGTTTAGGTGATGTAAATGATCCAACACAAGTTCAGCAAAACTATTCTAATCAATATGACTTAACATATGCAGCAGGTGCAAAATATGAAGACTCAAGATTTTACGATGAAGAATTCTCTTATTTTGCTCCAATATGGTTAGATAGAGTCTTACCTGAGAAATTTGTAATATTCAGAGTAGATGACCCTTCTCAATTTAAATATACAAACATAGATGAGGATAATGATTTAAAAAGATTACAATCTGAAGATCCTTCCAAGTTTAAACAATACATGTTAGATAATGCTACTATTATCAAAACAATTGATTTAGGACCTGAGTCTGAAATAGGAAAGTATATTAGAAAGTATAAAAGACAAAGCGATTTTCCGGCCTTCCCTATTAATATAAGGTATGAAAAGGATTCTTTTACTCAATTTAGAGGAATTTCTTTAAAGAAAGGTGACTTCTCAGATGAAAGTGAAAAAATACATACATCATTAGTAGCAAGAGATCAAAGTATAATTGAATTTGATAACTTTGTTACAAAGGGTTTTGAAAGAAATAACCTTGCCATAGCAAATATTATAAACTTAGAGTTTTTATTTGATGATCCAGAAGCAGAAGAATTCTCAATCAACAGATACTTTGGGTTTTATGTTAATACAGTTCCTGAAGGAGTTACAACTGCAAGATCTTTAGAAGAAATTGATGAGAATAGAGTTAAAATTACTTTAGATGAGACACCATATTCAAATAATCAAATAAAAGATATTGCTGCAATTTATTATATAAAAGATAAAACTGATAAATTTTATAAAATTGACGCTGATTCTAACTGGGATCAAAATGAAATTATTATTAATGAAAGATTAGGCGAAGATGACCAAGGTCTTTTAGGTTTTAGTAATCCTGTTTTTTCTGCAGGCGGTACTTCAACTGATTTCAAAGGATTCTCTTATATGGAATTTGATGTTACAGGCATGCCAAGATCTGGTGATTATTATTATATAGGAAGAGAATTACCTGAATATGGAATCTTTGCAGATCATACGATTGCAAAAGCAGGGATAAATCATGAAAATAGATTTTCAATTCAAGGATCAAAAGAACAGATTGCACTTGCAATTAAAAAAGCTATTAATTATAATTATGGTAATACTGTTGATTTAGAGTTTGATTCTAAATTTGAAGTTGAACATACAACAACTGCTCCTATTGGCGGCACATATACAAATAAAACATTCACAGGGGTTCCGGAAAATATAGATGGAGTAATACCTAACTTAAATTCTTTAGTTCTTATTAAAAATGAAACTATTGATTCTAGAAATGGGATCTATACTGTCACTGCAAATAATGGAGGATTATTGACATTACAAAGAAATACCGCTTTTAGATTAGTGGAAGGTGATACTGTATCTGTAACAAAAGGAATTTCTAATTCAGGTGATATTTTTATCTTAGATATCTCAGGATGGTTTATTTTTAAAGCAACTGAAAGTAAATTAAACGGTAACCAATTTATAAGAGCAACTACGAGAGGTACAAAAGTATTGGTATATTCAACATTCGCAGGTTCAAGATATAATACATTAGAAGTTACTAGAAATAGGCACATCTTGAATAATGTAATCAAGTTGAACACAAACAATGGACTGTTCTTTGGTGGATCTGATACAACTGAAAATAGATTAGCTATTGATATTTCATTTTTAGAATTATTAGAAGGAGATGTATTTTTTGTTAATACTTCAAATGGTTTTAAAGAAATAAGAACACTAAGGTTCTTGGGATTTCCAACAAGAGATACTGATGGTATTATTACTGACTTTGTTAGAGATGATGAATTTATTATAGTTGAAGTAGAATCAGGATCAAGAATTCTTTTAAATAACTTTGGGAACTTAAGTTTCTATACATTTAATAAAAATGAATATGGATTCTTTTCTATATTTCCTATTAAGGATTTTGACTTTGATTTTCATTCTACAGAAAATAGCTCAGTTGATAATAAAAACATGTTAGCTTATTATGATAAATTAAAGTATAAACAATTTATTTCAGGATCAGTTGATTTATCTGATACTTCAGGTTCAAATTATAGTAACCTTTTAAAATATGATTATGAAAACACATTTAAACCTTTTGGTAACTTTACTGAATTACTTGGATTAGAAAATTCAAATGGTGAATTAGTAAAAGTTGATTCAGAGTATGATAGATTAAATGAGAATTTCTTAAAAGAGCTATCAACTTACTCTAGATTATCTCCTTTTGTTACAAAATGGGTTAAAGATGGAGTTAACGTTAAAGAATTGCCATATAGATTAAATACAAGCTATGCATTTGGATTAGATAATTTCTCACCTTCATTTGAAATTAAAACTCCAAATCCTCAATATTTTACACATGAATGGTATTATTTAGGAGCATATCCTAATTATGTTAAAAAATCTGATGAAAGTGTTACTGATTATTATCAGTTCTTTGATGAGAATTTTGATATGGATGCATACTTAGATCCAAACAGAAATTATTTTGAAGAATATTTTACAATAGAGAAAAAAGGTGACTTCTTTATCAACCCTGAAATTAAATACTCAGAGATTGAAAGAGGAAGTACAAGAAGATTTGCAAACACATTTTTTAGAGGAGCTAAATTTTATGTTAAGAAAAGAAGAGAAAATGAAACTAGACTTGATTTTAATGTTGATAATTTAGATTTCTTACAAAGCTCTGAATATAATGGATATAAATTCTCAGCAGTACTTCAACCAACAAGTCACTTTTATACTTTAGATTATGAACAAGGATCAGGTGAAGCAGAAACAAACGGAGCAGGTGTTCCGTTTGATAACCCTGGAGAAAGTATTCCTAAACTTAAATTTACAGTAATTGAAAATAAGAAGTTTAAAAATATTACTTTCTTAATTGAATTTAAATTACCAAATACAAATTTATTTAAATTTTACTTAGATACTATTTTCTTATATACATTTAAAAGTATTAAGTTGATTAGATTTAATCCTGTTAATTCAGCTACTGGAGATAATTATATTTTTAATACTCAAGCTGATTTTTTAACAGCAATTGAAAATGGTGATTTTGAATTTGTTTATCCTGATACTCCTTTAACTGGAATTTATGATATTAGAGGAGATTTAGATACAAACAGATATAATAGAAAACTATATCAAAGCTCAAGAAAAGTTGACGGTATAAGATCTATCGAAAATACATTTACTCAAGCTTTAAAAGAATTAACTACAAATCCTGATGGAGTTAAAAATAAAATTAAATTGTATAGAAAGGGTACTCAACCTCATTTATGGGAAGTACAAGATATTTTAAAAGTAGTAAGTGATAGAATTGTTTTTGCTGATTCAATAGGAGCAAGAGAAAATCAATATGTAGAACAAGGGCTAGGAATTAATTTTTCTAATTATAATGCTTTAAATTTCTATCCATATTATGAAGATGGAGGTTTTAATTTCTTTAGAAGACAGATTGAAGATGCATCGTTTGCTAACATTTTTGATTTAGTAAACCAAGGGTCCCCTGAAGTTGAGTATGTAACTATTCCTGAAGATTATGATGGAACTGTTCCTTTTGAGGATTTAGAAAGAAATAATTTTGTTATCGAGTTTGAGAAACCTTTTAGTATTCAAAAATCTAAATACTTAACAGTTACACAAGATACAGATATACCACCAGGGTTAACAACTGAAACTGAAATTGGTTCAACTTTAAAAAGAGAAAATAGAGTAGAATTACTACCAATGAACAGATATGGTGGGGAATATTTTCCTAAATTTAGAGATGTATTATTATTCACTGATAAAAACTCAAACAGAGAAGCACTTAAGAATTTAAATAGAGAATTTGATATTGAAAACTCTGAGTTTGGAGTAATACCTAATTTTTATTATTCAAAGGTTTCTCCAGAAGCATTTAACAGAATTCTAACAGTAAACCCTGAGACTGGATTTTCATCTAGATATCCTTTAATTGGAGAAATAGGAATAGATAAAAAGGACTTATATATTTTCAAATCTAACTGGGACTTAGGATATTATCAAAAGAGCATAAACAAGAATTTTACACAACCTAAATTCGGTACATGGAATTCAATTGAACAGAAGAACTTTTTAAGTTCTAAGATAATGAAAATTCCTGATGTAATTCGAATTGAAGAATTTCTAGCAAGAGAAGAAGGAGATGCTACTATTTCAGAATTTGATATTGAGTATACTCGACCTACTCAAGATACAGTAGAAATGCAGGTTAACTTAGAAAATAGAATTATATCTAAATTATTTGAATTAGGAATTGCTGAAGTATTTGATGAATTTGTGAACTATGAGTATACATTACAGAATGATAGAGAGGATTTTATATCAGATTATATTAGATTTAATGTATTGCCAAGATATAGAATAGATGAAGTTATATTTTGGGTATTGAGTTCAGTAGGTGGATTATCATTACCTCTTGTATTTAATGAATTAGAAGATGTTGAAAAAATACAACAGAATTTTAAACAGGAGACAGGGTTCAATTTCCAAGTAAGAAGAAATTCTAATTTCAATTTTGTTTTAAATGGAAATTTAAATACAAGTAAATTCCAATCCTTTTCTTCAGCAATCACTGTGAGATTGGTAAAAAGATAATTGTATTCAATTATAAATAAATAACAAAACAATAAAGCTTTAAAAGAATGGCTATAAAAGTAAAACAGATATTTGGTTCAGATACTTTAAACGAAGTAATTGAAAAACTTAATTATAATTTTGACCAAGTCGTAATTAACGGTGGAGGTCTTAGAGGATTCATAGGTAACCAAGGATCAGAAGGAAGAAGAGGAAATACTGGTAGATCAGGTGCTGAAATTCAAGTTGGAAGCTATCCACCTTTAAATAATGCATCTGCTTTAAATATCATTAAAGATAATATTTTAAATGTACAGATAGGTGACTATTATTTATATTCAGGTGAAGATAACATTGGAGCAGGATATTATAAAGGTGACTTATTTGAAGTATCAGAAGCAAGTGGATTAATAACAGGGGTTAATGATTTTGAATTAATATTTAAAATTAATTTAAGAGGTCCGTCTGGAGAATCTGCGTCTGAAGGAAGTACTACACCATCATATATTTCCGCAGCGAATTCAGTTAAAAGGAATAACCAATCAGAACAGGAAATAGTTATTAATAATAAATCTTTTAATAAACCATTTTTACCTGCCGATTCTGCTTTATCTACAAGAAATGTTGATATTGGCGACACTACGGCAATTAATTCATTTATTGCCGGTGGTTCTTCAGATATTATTTTATTAAAATCTTATGATACAACTACTGCATCTGCTGGAGAATTAGGAATTAATTTTGTAATTGAAGATCCGGAATTTGAAGATCTAACAGGGTTATCGCCTCATCAGTTAATAGAATCAAGAAGAGCACAAATTAGATATTATAAAGATCCGCCAGACAGATATATTTTAGATATTGCTAACTTATATGAATCTGAAGGAGTAGAAGGAAGTTCACCTATTAAAGGTGATATTCAAATTAGATCTTCTATTAATGGAGATATTTTTGCTGAGTATGGAAAGAACTTTCAATTAGATATGAGATCTGATGTAATTGGAGATGCAGATTCTTATGATGGTGAGATTAGATTAAGATCAAGAAGAAGAAATATTTTAAGAAATGAAGTTGATGGTAATTCTTCAGATAGAGGATATGTATTACTTGAACAAGTTGATAATAAAATAAGTTCTGGTAATATTGCAACATCATTTGTAAAACTAGAGAATAGAAAAATTACTCTTGAAACTCTTAGATCTAATTCTGCATCTCAGAATATCGATACTAAACCAAATTCTATTAATGTTAATAGTGACTATATTCACCACAAATCAGTTGATACTGTTTATGACTTTTTAGTTCATAAAATGGAGAAACAAGGTTCGAATATGAAACAAATGATTTTCAATGATGGAGGAAGTCAAAAATATTATGCTTTAAAATCTTCATATAATAGAGGATCAAAATTATTTGGTGCAGATGCTACTGAAGGTTTATCTGATTATTGGATGCTGCATAATTTTACTACCGGTAATTCTGCAATTAAATCTGGAGTTGAGGCAACTGAATCAGTAGAAAGATCTTCATATTTTGAATTTAACTCAGATGCTTTCTCATTAAGAAGAAAATCTGCGGATTCCGCAGAGTTTGGAACATCTGCATCAAGATTACCATATCTAGATATTAGAGATAATAATAATGATAGAGGAATTTTATTTGGATGGGGAAGTTCAACTTCTGATTCTACTCAAAAATATGCAGAATTAAGAACTGAAACTGATTATACTTTATTCTTTCATACTCGAAATTCAAGTACAGCAAAGTTTATTTTCAAAAGAGGAGGCACTGATTCTGATGCATTAAAATCTACTTATGCTAAAAATTCTCATGTAGGTTATACTTTCATGGATGGTAGTTTAAATATTACTAATTCTGATGTAAACTTAACAGATAGAAGTTTAAACTTAACAAAAAGTTATAGTAATCCAAGAGGATTTAGATTTAGATATAATGGATCAGGAAATAATCAATTCCTTTTAGAATCTAATGATAACGGTACAGATTGGCTTTCTGCTTTTAGAGTTGACAGAGTTACTAGAAATATTGGTGTAAATATTACAGCTCCTATAGAAAAATTACATGTAGGTGGTAGAATTAGAGCAAGTCAATCAATCGATGTATATGGATTAAGTAATCCTTCTGGAGGACCTACAATGAACATGGCATATGATACAAGCATAAGCACAGGTTTATTAAGATCTAAAGATTGGAATGCTGGTCTTTGGAAAGATATGAGATTAACTGCTAATAGAATT